AAAGTTTATCCTAGTGCATATGCAAATGCTTACGCTTCTAAAATATGTGCAGGTAAAATTAAAGATCCAAGTGGTGTTAAAAGAAAAGATTTTAAAGGACCTAAACCAGCAGGTAAAGCTAAAGGTGGAGAGATAATAGATTTTAATAAAATTTCACAAGACAGAAAAAAAATATCACAATTTAATAAAGGTGGTATTGCAAGAGCTTGTGGTGCAATAAAAGAGAATAAAAGAAAAGTTACTAAAATAACATGAGCTTAAAAAAATGGTTTGAGCAAGATTGGGTAGATATTGGCTCCAAGAAAAAAGGAGGCGGTTTTGCTAAGTGTGGTAGAACTAAACAAAAAAAAGATGCAAAAAGAAAATATCCAAAATGTGTACCAGCCGCAAAAGCAGCTAGGATGACTGAGAGTCAAAGAAGATCAGCAGTAAAAAGAAAAAGATCAAAAGCACAAGGTGTTGGTGGTAAACCAACAAATGTAAAAACATTTGCTGCTCAAGGCGGTTTTATTACAAACCAAAGAAGAGCTGGCATAGCACAGAGAGGTTTTGGTTTTAGAGGTGTCTTCTAAAAAAGATCCAAAAAAAGGTACAGGAAAGAAACCAAAAGGCAGTGGAAGACGTCTCTATACTGACGAAAATCCACGTGATACTGTGGGTATTAAGTTTGCTACTCCTACTGACGCCAGAAAGACTGTTGCAAAAGTTAAAAAAATTAACAAACCGTTTGCTAGAAAAATTCAAATCTTAACTGTTGGTGAACAGAGAGCTAAAGTTATGGGTAAGTCTCAAGTAGCAAGTATATTTAAGAAAGGTAAAGATGCCATTAGAAGAGGACGTAAAACAAGACGTACGTAAGTGGTCTGAGCATTTTTTAGAAATACCTAATAAACATTTAGGAGGTTTTCCTGCATGTCCTTTTGCAAAGAAAACGTGGAAAGACGATAAGGTAATTGTTGAAGTTAAAAGAAAAAATAAATGGTATAAAACTCAATTAAACGGACATTTGCAACAATTAGATTTTTCTGTTCACGAAATATTGATATTTTGTGATCCTTACTTTAATTATTCTTTAGAAGAGTTTCAGGAAATTATAGATGCGTACAATACTTGGTATAATAAAAAGGATATATTTTTTATGGGTTTTCATCCCCACAATCCAGCCAACGAGGAGGAACAAGAGTTTCTTGTCACTCCAAATGGGGACACCCCTACTGTAGAAAGTGACTTAGAGTATTCTATGATGCTGGCACAAAAGTTCTCGCAATTACAAGAAGCTTCTGATAAACTGCACAGAATTGGTTACTATGAGAAGTGGCCAAGAGGGTACTATCAAGACGTTGTAGTATCTAGAGCAAAAACCTATAAACGAATATTCGGAGGTCGACATGATGGGTAAAAAGAAACAAGCAATGAAAGCTATGAAAAGAGGTGGTCCTGCTAAAAAACGTGGTGGGGGCATGATGAAAAAAGATCCTATGGCTATGGCTATGGGAGGTAACGTTTCACCAAGAAAAGCTATGGCTATGGGCGCAAAACCTATGAAAGGTGGCGGTAAAGTCATGAAGGGTAAAAAGAAAAAAGTTAAGAAAGGTAAGAAAAGAGGTTAATGCCTACTTACGCTTCTACAGCTAATTTTGATTTATCTATTGATGAGATAATTTCAGAAGCTTATGAACGTTGCGGTCTACAGGTGCGTAGTGGATACGATATCAAGACCGCAAGACGTTCCCTTAATCTTATGTTAGCCGAGTGGGCTAACAGAGGTATCAACCTATGGACAGTTAAAAAACAAGAAAAAACATTAGCAGCTGATACAACAAATCTTACAGGCACAAATTTATTTGGATCAGGAGCTGATGATTCACAACAAATTGTTGGTATCACTGACGTAATTATAAGAGATTCATCCAATAATGATTATTCTACAACTTCAATAAGTAGAGCTCAATATTGGAACTATACAGTTAAAACGACCAGCGGAAGACCAACTCAATACTATTTTGAACGTACGATAAGCCCAACACTATATCTATATCCTGCAGCCGACCAAGCGTACACTCTAATATATTATGCTCTTGTTCGGATGTCTGATGCTGGCGATTATACGAACAACGCTGAGATTCCTTTTCGATTTCTTCCATGTTTAAATGCAGGTTTGGCATATTATATATCTATGAAAAAAGCGCCAGAAAGAATGCAAGCTTTAAAACTTTTATATGAAGATGAATTTAAAAGAGCGGCAGACGAAGACGGAGAGAGAACAAGTTTATACTTAACTCCTCAAAGTTATTTTCCTACTGGTGGAGGTTACTAATGCCTAGATACGCTAGTGGTAGATTTGCAAAAAGAATTTCTGACAGATCTGGTTTAGCTTTTCCATACAATGAAATGGTAAAAGAATGGAATGGCTCTACTGTTCATATTAGTGAGTTTGAACCAAAACACCCACAACTTGATCCTAAATATCATCCCACCGATCCACAATCACTGCAAAATGCAAAACCTCAAACTATAAGTGCTACAGTAGATTTAGGTATTAATTTAGTTGCAAAAAATATATTTGGTGTTGTAACTCAAAGTATATCACAATTTAATCCAATACCAGCACCAGGTGCTTTTGAAACGGTCATTGTTAATACCATGCAACCAGAAACACAAAACAAAGATATTAAAATGCAAAGTTCTTTAGGTAGTCCAACGGTGGTTATATCATGACAACATATTCTGAATTAGTTACACAAATTAGAGATTATACAGAAACAACATCTGATGTTTTAAGTGATACGATAGTTAACGATTTCATAGAGCATTCAGAAAAAAGAATATTTAGAGATGTAGATTTAGATATCTTTAGATCATATCAATTTGCGACACTAACAGTTGGTAATCCTTTTGTTTCTTTACCAGGTGCAAATACTGATAATATAGCTTTTGTAAGATCAGCTCAAATTTACACATCATCTAGCCCGACCAGAGATTATTTAGAACAAAAAGATATTACCTTTATGAATCAATATTGGCCAAATAGAGATACACAAGGTAAACCGAAATACTATGCAATGTGGGATCAAGACACCTTATATCTTGCGCCTACTCCAAATTCAGCATATAATATTGAATTAGCTTTGAACAAGCAACCAACAGGATTGTCATCATCCAATACTACAACTTGGGTGAGTACAAATGCTCCGAAGGTTATTCTTTATGCAGCACTTTGTGAGGCATTTAGATTCCTTAAAGGACCAGACAATATGTTGCAATACTATGAGCAAGGCTATCAACAAGCATTACAAGGCTTGCAAATTGAACAACAAGGCAGAAGAAGACGAGATGAATACTATGATGGTGTTATTCGTTTTCCTCTTGACTCGCAACAACCATAAGGAGATAAAATGGCAATTACATCAGCTATATGCAACACTTTCAAAGGTGAATTGTTGGAAGGTAAGCATGACTTTGCTGCGTCTGGTGGTCATACATTTAAGTTGGCTTTGTATACATCTTCAGCAAGCTTAGGTGCAACGACTACAGGTTACAGCACATCAAACGAAATAACTAACACATCAGGATCAGCTTATACCGCAGGTGGTAAAGTATTAACTAGAAACGGTGTAACAAGCTCATCATCAGCTACTACAGCTTTTGTCGATTTTGCAGATGCAGAATTTACTTCAGCTAGTTTTACAGCTAACGGAGCTATGATTTACAATACAACTACTGATGGTGGATCTGGTACTACAAACTGTGTTTGTATTTTAGCATTTGGTGGTGATTTTACTGCAAGTAACGGTACATTTACTGTACAGTTTCCAGCAGCAAATACTAGTGACGCTATTATAAGAATATCGTAAGGAGGAAGCTCTATGGCTTTTGTCCTAAATGACAGAGTAAAAGAAACAACCACTTCGACTGGCACTGGCACAATTAATTTGGCTGGAGCTGCGGATACGTTTGAAACTTTTGTAGCAGGTATTGGTACAACCAATAAATGTTTTTATTGTATTTCACATCAAACAGCTAATGAGTTTGAAGTAGGAATAGGAACTGTTACAGACGCTTCACCTGATACTTTGTCAAGAGACACAATAATATCAAGTTCAAATAGTGACTCAGCTGTAAACTTATCTG